CAATATGATGAGCTTACAAAGAAGATGTCAGAAATTATCAGGGAGTACGGGTTATCCAAAGCAGATGCAATACAGGAAATGAGGAGGTCAATAGGGGTGAAGGAAACTGTTACAAAAGGGAATAATTACATGGCTATTCATGGCGATTGTGTAGAAGAAACCAGAAAGCTTAAAGAGAATTCCATAGACATGATTATTACATCCATTCCATTTGGGAATCATTATGAATATTGTGAATCTTATAATGACTTTGGCCATAACGAAAATACAGATAAATTCTTCCAACAGATGGACTATCTCAGCCCAAACCTGCTGCGGATATTGAAACCCGGCCGAGTGTTTGCCTGCCATGTGAAGGACCGGATCCTATTCGGGAATACGACTGGCACTGGAATGCCGACAGTCGAACCATTTCACGCGCTGACCATTCTTCATTATATGAAACATGGATTCCAGTTTTTTGGAATGATTACCGTTGTAACGGATGTAGTACGAGAAAACAACCAGACATACAGACTTGGATGGACGGAGCAGTGCAAAGACGGGACAAAAATGGGGGTTGGTTGTCCAGAATATATATTACTGTTTCGGAAGTTGCCGACAGACCTTGGGAATGCCTATGCAGATGTGCCTGTCACAAAAAGCAAAGCAGATTATACACGGGCCCAGTGGCAGATCGATGCACATGCGTATTGGAGGAGCTCTGGAGACCGTCTCATGACACCGGAAGAATTGAAAGGCGTACAAGTATCAGATCTACAGAAGGTGTACCGAAAATACAGCCGGGAACATGTGTATGACTATGGCGAACATGTGGAATTGGCGGAGCAGCTGGATAAAAAAGGGAAGCTTCCAGCATCGTTTATGGTTGTGGCTCCGGGAAGTTGGAGCCCGGAAGTCTGGGATGATGTAAATCGTATGAGGACACTCAATACAGAACAGAGCCGGAAACGAAAACAGATGCATCTATGCCCGCTCCAGTTTGATATTGTAGATCGGCTGATTAATAGGTATACAAATACTGGAGAAACGATTCTGGACCCGTTCGGCGGGTTAATGACGGTACCGCTTCGGGCAATGAAATTAGATCGTAAAGGGATAGGGATAGAACTTAATGCTGATTATTATCGAGACGGAGTTTGGTATTTAAAATCGGAGGAAGTAAAAAAAGGGGAACCGTCTTTATTTGATTTTGTAAAGGAGGGGTAACGGATGAAAATCACAGGCATTACATTTTTATACAACCAAAAGACCGATCACATGCTGATTGGTCTGCTGTCAGATAAAGAAGAAACCAAAAAGATTGATGTAGATCACTGGACAAAAATAAAGACTATACTTCGGGAAATCATGTATGAAGGTGAGAACCCATGCTAAAGAAATGTATCGGATGTGGGGAAATGTTTGAACCATGGCCGGGGTGGGAGAACAATCAGAAGTACTGCACAATTGACTGTATGAACAAATACAATCCAGTCCCTGAACATGGGGAAGAAAAGGTATGTGTGATATGCGGAAAAATCTTTCACAGCAATATGTCATGGAAGCATACCTGCTCCCCGGAATGCTCTGAAGAATACCACAAGCGTAAATATTATGAGAGATATGAGAAACAAAAGGGAATGCGTAATGCACCTAAAAATGGGAAGGAAACGCCCTGTGTTATATGCGGTAAACCATTTACGAAAACTGGTAATCAGAAGACCTGCAGCTATGAATGCAGAAAAGCCCTTCGAGCCATTAGAGAAGAGAAACAGAATGAAAAAAGGAGGGCAAGAAGATACATAAAACAGAAGAAGAGAGAAATAAAACCAAAGCATGAAGTGAAATGCGTAGTATGTGGGAAAGTCTTTGTGACATCCCTTGCCACGAAAATGACATGCAGTAAAGAATGTGCTGAAACGCACAGGAAAGAACATGAAAAAGAGCGGAGGAAAATAAGTTACTTGGCAATGAAGAGGAGGAAAAATGAGCAAAAAAATAATTACATTTCTGCCCCTGTACTATGCAAAAAGAAAGAGGTAATAAGCACAAAAAAATGAACCGTCCGGGGTTTCCGGACAGTTGGGAGTGGAGCCAATGAATAAGAGGTATCTGATGAAGCGAAAAGTTCTTTATATAATCGCCAAAAAGAAAAACGTGTGTGAGTATGAGTGGGACGATCCATTTTTAGGATTAAAAGAGATATATTCCCTGTTGCTAAAGAAAAAGCCAAGAATCAAAAAGACGAGGTTCGATAAAGATGAGCGCAAGGGAGGAATATAGATGAAATACCATGTGGGAGAAAAAGTAATCGTTAATGGGTATGAGAGATATGAAGGTGTTATTGAGGAAGTGGATAAAGATTCTTGGCTACCTTATTTTGTACGCATACCCACGGCTAATAAGAGCTATTGGGTTGCAGAGGATAGTATTGTACCAGTGAAACCATCGGATGATAAAATACCGACTTCGGACTGGAGTCTTCCGGTACCGCACGTATCGTTCAAACAGTAAGACCCGATCAGGAATGGAAGGTATCATGTATTACTACAGGTTTTGTAAGAATCAAGCGTGAGGACATGTTTATTGAACTTCCTGCTGGTTGTCTGATTCGTCTTTTTAAGGAGGAAAAGGAATGATAGAGAAAATTGGGACATTAGAAGGGTTGGCATTAGCAACGAATATAATGAGGAGCCCAATATGGGTATATGTAGCACACCCATACGGAGGGAAAGAGGAAAATAAAAGTGCCTGTGCAGAATGTGTAAAGCAACTTCAAGAATATTTCCCGGTATCCACATTCTTTTCAGGGATACATACATTCAGTCTCTTCCCTTACGAAGATGAAAAATTTGAAATAGGGATTGACAGGTGTCTGGAACTGTTAGATAAATGCAAAGCCATCGTATTATGCGGAGGCTGGCGAAACAGTAAAGGATGCTGTGCAGAATACGGATATGCAAAGGCAAAAGGGATTCAGGTTTTCGAATTGGAGGAACCATGAAAAAAGAACAAAAGAAATGCCCCAGATGCGGAGGAATAATGCATAAAATCAGAAATGTATGGGTGTGTGAGGATTGCAGATTTAGAGATACAAATCAATTCAAAGACCCAATTAAAGTGTCGGATTTCTCTGAACCAATTAAAGCAAAAGGAGAAAACAAATGAACGTTAAATTTGGGAACTTTGGAACAGTAAATATCAATGTCAAGTATGCTGTAAGCGAAGACAAAAGAATAACAGTAGCTTATATTAGTGAATTTGACTTTATTTATATGTTTAGACAACTTGCTGAAAATATGGGGATACTTAGTCCTGAAAATAAATATGAACTCAAACGATTGACAGGAGAGACATTGCATCCGGAAATGTTGAAAGGAATTGTACGATGGAATCCGGAAGATAAATATGATATTCGTGTTGCGAAAAGAGAAGCATTTAAAAAAATTGAGGTAAGATTAATCAACATGTTTGCTAGATATGTTAATAAAAAAGCAGAAGGGTACAATAAATTTATTGTTTACATGAATAAATACTTAAATACAGAGGATGAATAATGAAATATAGACAAAATCCTGATTTATTTATAAGTGAGTGGTGAAGGAAAGTATTGTATATCTTACATCACACGACCAACAGGCAAATTACATTCGATTTATACAAAACCATACATAACTGCCATCTAAAAACAGAATACAAAATGGTAGTATGGAAAAAGAACCGCAATAAACACTTATGGAGACAAGGATACAGAGTAATGAGAGGGGCGGTGAAAGAATGAAACTAAAAGTGGGAATGAAAGTAGAGTGTGACGTGGTGAAAAATGGGACTGTAACAGAATACAACAAAGATGGAGACGCGTACAAGGTAGAATTCCCTAATCCATATAATTCATTTTTCCCTGAACCATTTTTGTGGTATATATCCAGCGGTGAAGCATTAGGTTTATCTGATTCTTTTACCTTGCGGGAGGTTAAGAAATGGAATTAAAAGACTGGGTAGGAGCAAAGGTGAACCATGAGTATTACGGGGACGGTACAGTAATTGGAGTTGCAAACCGCGGTACGTTTAATGGGACTTTACTTGTTGAATTTAACAAAGAAAGTTCAGCCCTGCATGATGGATTTCCTGCTCGTAATTGTATTAAATATGGAGCTAATGGTGGAAAGAAAAATCACTGTTTATATGTTTATCCTGGCGAATTAGAACCCATTAAGGGGGAGGAAAAGAAATGAGAGAAATATTATTTAGAGCATGGGATAGAAATAAAAAAATGATGGAAAAGGTTGTCGACATTCAAATGTTGAGCCCCTATGTATATACTAATGTCATTGTTGAATTTAAAGAGCACGGAAGGATAATAAATGATAATCATCTTGTAGGTGGGACAGATGGATGCGATACCGCAATTTTGATGCAGTATACCGGATTAAAGGACAAAAATGGGAAGAAAATTTTTGAAGGTGACATATTAGGATATAAGCGTCTTGGGACTGGTAAAGTAATTGCAACTGGAGTTGTGGAATTTAGCGAAGAGGGAAGATATGCAATTAGAGACTTTGACTTAAATCTTGACATGGTGGTAGATGCTGGAAACTTCGTCATTGGAAATATTTACGAAAATCCGGATGCTTTCAAGGAGGTAAATGATGAAAATTAAATACATCAAAGCAGATAAAGAAATGTATTTCCATATGCCTACTTACGGTACAGTAAATTCAGCATGTTTTGACCTGTATTGCCCGGTAGGGGCGAAGATAAAACCGGGGGAAACGAAAACTATCCCATTAAATATTAAAACAGAAATACCACAAGGGTTCTGCGTACTACTTTTCCCGAGATCGTCCATGTCAAAGTTTCACCTGATCATTGCAAATGGAACAGGTGTAATCGATTCCGATTATAGGGGAGAATGGAAGATGAAACTGACAAATATCGGTAAAGAAGAAGTAGCTGTTTTTGAAGGAGACCGGCTCATACAGGGAATGTTAATGCCTGTATTGAAAGTAGAATTTGAAAAAGCGGAATCTTTATCAGATACGGAGCGCGGGACTGGCGGTTTCGGAAGTACAGGTAAATGAAAGAAGGTAAAACAAATGGGAAATGATGAAGTAAACCATCCATCACATTATGCGGGGCAGGGAAAAGTAGAATGCATAGACTTTATGGAAGCCTGCATATCGCAATATTCCGGCATTATAGCCGCTTGTCTGGGGAATGTAATAAAGTATACATGGAGATGGAAAAACAAGGGCGGATTGCAGGATTTACGCAAAGCAGAATGGTATTACCTTCACGCTGATAAGAAAATAAAAGGATCCACGATTGGTGAAAGGGATTATCAATATAACGGAAAAGTGCTTGTCATCACAGGGGTCAATGAAGCTACAGCTGATTACGGGAATTTGAAAGAAGTAAAACTATTTCAGATAATAGTTGCTTCCATTGAGAACGGGAACTTCTACCTTGACGGAAATAGAACAGCAGGAAAGAAAGCCTTCAGAGAATGGATTGAAATGGAGGGTTGATGGAAAAAACGAGCTTTCCGTTGCCGAAAACGGGTGAAGAGTTTCTTGTTATGGTAAAGAGCCAGCACCGGGAAATAAAGGCGCTGGAGGACGAAAAGAGGGAATATTGGGAAAGTGTATCGGCTATCAGTTCTCCGGACTATGAACACGAGAGAGTTGACGGCGGGCAGGCAAGAGGAATGCCCGAAAAGCTCATAAAACTGGAAGAATACGGGCTTTTGATAGACCGGCAGTATAACAAGCTGATGGACATGAAAATCTACGCCACAGAACTAATAAACGAAATTACTAATAGTGAATACAGAGCGTTTTTGAGAGAGTATTATTTGTTATCTCACTCTATCAGAGCAATAGCGAAAGAATCCATGATGAGTAAATCAACGGTATGGGAAAGGCTGCAGCCGGCAGTGATTGAATTCAACAGAGTTTACAACAGAAGAAAAAAGGACAAAACGGACACAAAAGTACAAAAGAAAGTGCTATTATAGTATTATCAAAAATGCGGAAAGAAATAATATCAGGGACTTTCTGCATTTGAGATAGTTCATTCTTTTTACTCCTTATGAGCAAAGGGCACTGGAAACGGTGCCTTTTGCTCACTATGGTTCTTTAGCTCAATGGCAGAGCAGACGCCTTATAAGCGTCAGAAGATTGGTCAGAACAATCAAGAACCACCAACGTTTTGAGGGATATCGTAAATCCCTTTCCAGAAGGATTCTAGTGAATCCAGCGTGAGTTGATCACACGCCCCTATTGGTTCAGTCTGAGATAAACAGAGGTACAACTTAGCTTCTACGTGAGACTGTTCCGCGGGTCTTGCATGTGGGGCTTAAAAGAACATATGCAAATGAGGTCGGCACAATTTAGTGCCGACCTTTTATATTGAGTATTCACGGTATTCCTTCGGGAGTGCCTTTTTTGATGGGTGATACATAATGATAGATGATATAGAATGTGATGAAGAATTTCAGACAGATGTAGTCAATAAAGACGGGTATGTTTTCGTTGATTTCTATGCTGATTGGTGCCGACCATGCAAGATGATGGATTCCACCATAGAAGCAGCCGATGAGGAACTGGGGGACAGGATGACATTCTGCCGTGCCAATGTAGAAACATTAAAGAAAACAGTCGATGAACTGGACTTGATGGGGATACCGGCATTCCTAATTTACAAAGACGGCGAAGAAATTAGACGTATAACAGGATATTACCCACGTGAACATTTTATAGATATGATAAATAAATGCATAAATATGCATTAAATGAAAAATATCAAGGGGACTATACCTGAAAGTTACGCATAAATAAAGAAAATGCTCATAAGCGATTTGCTCATAAGCATTTCTGGAACAGCAAAATGTTAGTTTTCAGAAGTCCTGCCCCAGTGTTCATCGGCAGCTGATTTGAGAATGATATAACTCCCTTTATCAGTCCGGCGGTATGTCCCTTCGGGCATCCACCCCTTCTGGCAGGCCACGCGTACACTTCTTGTGTTTATGCCGAATTTATCGGCTACTTCTGAAACGGTCAGTACTTCATTCAATATGTTTTTCATAAGATGCTCCTTTCTCATAAACGATTTGCTCATAGGCAATTCCAAAATGCTCATAAGCGATTCTGGAAAATGCTCATAAGCAAAACCCAAAAGTCCCAAAAGGGGGGTACAAAAAGTTGAAAAGTTGACAATTAGGTACCTATATACTATATATAGTAGTTAATAATGCTTACCATACCACATGTGGTATGGTATGGGAGGGTATAAAAATCAATAGTCAGGCTATGCATGTGCTGATGTCGGTCCTCTCAAGATATGGACGATCAAGCCCGCCGTCTGCTCCGATCCCACGTGTATATATCAACGCACGGAGTTTGGGCTGTACGTTTCACCCCCCTTTTTGATGGTACGGCAAAAAGCCCGGTAAATCCGGGCTTTTGAAATTTATTGAAAATCGATCAAACGACGCTGCACGATGACATCGGCCACGTCATCGGCAGAGTGTACCTGCCCGGCGTAGCGCTTTTTTGCAAACGCTACGCCGTCGCAAATTGTCAAGTTGTCCAACTTTTCTTTTCCTGCCAAAATCCGCTGCGCCAATGGCAATACTGCCTTTTTGGCGTCCTCCAATACGGTATATGCGTATTGGATGAAAACGTATGTGTTGCCCCCGGCCAAAATATCACCGGTCCTCTGGTCCCTATCGATAGCCTCAAAAGGGGCTGCAATTTTGTTGACGTCGGCAAGATCAATGCCGATAGCATTTACAGTGATGTTGATTGCATCACTATATCCGGCGCTTTCGCACCGGACGGAAACTTGCCTGGATGACAGCCCTATTTTTTTTAGAGCTGCCCTGATCTTTTTTGCCTTATCCTTTGCACTTACATACATTTTTATTCCTCCTCTGGATCCTCTGAAATCCTGTAAAAAATCCTCTGTAATCGGCCTGTCTCATCAGTGCCAGGCGGCCAGCCTCTGGCAGACTTCCCGCCGCGAGGAAGTTTCGACCTCTTTTTTATCTCTTGTAGACGGCAGCGCGGCGGGATCCGTCCCTTATGTAGCCTTTATCTTCCAGGGCTGTTATTGCCAGCCCTATATTACTTAAAAGGCCGCCAAAACTGAAAACCTTCCTTTTGTAATCGGAGTCGTAAACCTCTGATACGCCGACGTCATACGTTTTTGCCACTTTCTCAATTGTTTGATTCATTTTTTATTCCTCCTTTCAATATCAATTAAATAAAATCCGTTCTGCCATTTCGGCAAATATTTGCCATCTTTTTATAGAATGATCGGAACGTACATTCCGTGTCATTTTTTTTATGATTTCCCAAAAATTTTCCTGATTCATCTCAAAGGATGCATTTATAATCTTCTTTACCTTGCGTTGATCTGCTTTATTTTCACACCATTTATACATGAGTTCCAAATTTATGTTATTCATTTTTACCAGCTCCTTTTAAAAATTGCCTTGCCGGGGTTGTGACCGGAATCCAGCATTACCGCCCCTTTCGGGGCGTCACTCTGCTTATAGGATATGACGGGGATCAATACCGGTATAAATGCCCCCAAGGTCTTCCCGGCTTTCCACCTGGGGGAGGCCCCGGTAATCCTTGCCGGGGACCACATCCCGGTTTCGCACCGGCTCCGCATCTACCCTGGCGATCTCTCCGTTACTGTCCAGAGTGGCGGTTACTCTCCACCCGCCCACACAGCAGTGAGCAAGACACCCACCATATGGAGAGACAAGCAACGTCTCTCCATATCCATTTTTTGCCACTGCAATGTAGCCAATTACTTTTTTCATTTTTTATCTCCTTTTCTGCCGGGTCCGCCCGGCTTAAAAAATTAAATTACCTTTTAATGGGTCATAGTCCATATTGTCATGAACCCAAACCCTACATACAGGGCCATCAAGATGAAACCCCCTGTAATAAATAATCCGTCAAATTTATCAATCATTTTTTTGCTCCCTTCTTTCTCCGGGGTATTTTCCCGGCACCCGGCGTCACTCTCCGTGACGTCCTTTTCTATACTCTTATTATAACCGATATCGGGTACAATGTCAACAAAAAACATAGATTTTTTCTGACTTTTTTCAACTATTTTTTTAGAAGCATCCGGCGTCTACCATTATGGACGCCAGGTCCTGGGCGTCTTCAAACCTCCGGAACGATCTTCCGTTTAAGAATGTAATACCGTCTGAAGGGAAGACGGAGAGCTTCCCGAACTTTTTCCCTTCGTGAGGTCCCAGGCCTTCACAAGCTTTGAGAACCTCTTCAGCTCTGGGGATCATCTTCTTCTCCGCTTCCTGCAGCATATCATAATTATATTCAATACGGATATATGTGTTGCCTCCTTCAAGGACTTCATATGTCCGTTCATCATGCTGTACTGATTCATACGGATAGGCGATCTTCTCAACCCGTTCTCTATCTACCGACAGATCATTTATAGTGATATCTACATAATCACTATAACCACATCATCCTAATCTTACATAGGCTTTGATGCCTTCCTTCCTCAATGCTGCTTTGCTTTTTCTTTTGCTATCATTATAAATTCCTCCTTACCAAATTTCCCGGCCGGTAAACACATCGTGCCAGTTGCTATCGATCCACTCTGTTTCCAAAAACTCTTCAATCCTTCCATCGGAGAGTAAGCAGATCCTGTCATCTTCCTGTTCTGTTACTTCATGGTATTCAGGATCAACACCATCTGCCAGAGCCGCTGCCAATGAGTGATGCCCATCAACAACAACTCTGTACTCTTCACCATCAACGGCAAAGACAGGAGATACAGAAACCATATAGTCCTTGTCAGCTCTCTTCTGTTCAACTACTTCATCGTTCAGGTATTCCTGGCTGCTGATGTATCTCATCGGTACCAACTCCTTTTCTATACTCTTATTATAACCGATATAGGATATAAAAGCAAGTAAAAAAGTGAGATTTTATCGGATAAAACAGAGATTTTTTACAGCAAAAACAGAGGGTATGGGGAGATGCCAATATAGGCAGAGAGACAGGATCACATGAGACAGACCATTACGGCCAATCAATGGAGTACAGCTGATAGGATACAGGATCATGACGACCTGGCAGCGGAGCATGGCGGCCAGTTGACGGGGCACAGCTGGGGAGTGTACCTGTGGGGCTCTCCTCTGGGGGAGTTCCGGAGGATCTACAGATGCAAATGGATTGCGTTTGCGTTCTCAATTAGGTAGGTTCTTCCACCAAAAAATCGATGCGGCAAGGGTCGGCCACCCCGCGATGTTCGTCTAGGCATCAGACTTAAACAGGTATTGCTTGAAAATTAACAGTAATTGAGAATAGATAGAAAGGAGTATATCTTTGCATGAAACAGGGAGAAAAAATACCAGTAATAGCGATAAACAGTGAAACTTTGACAACAGCAGATGGAATAGCAAGATGCATAGGAATAACACGTCAAAGAGTTGTACAGCTTTGTCAATCTTTAGTGCTTGAAAAAGAAGACAACGGGAAATATAACATCACAAAAAACGTGCAAAGATATATAGCCTATAAAAATAAAGATCAATCTGTTGACTATCAAAAAGAGCATTCGCTTCTTGAGAAGGCTAAAAGGGAAACTGCTGAACTTGAGCTTCAGAAGATGAAAGGTGAAGTGCATGAAACGGCAGATATAGAACTTATGGTAGGTACGATGATTACGGTAGCAAAAAGATCAATGCTTTCAATACCCCATAAATTGGCGAAGCAACTAGAAGGGAAAACAGCTGCTGAAATAAAAGAGATTTTAAAAAAGGAAATAAGCTCTTCGTTGGAAGAATTATCAAAATTTGATGCATCGAAAATAGGTGAAATAGATGATACCGAAGAAAACGATTGATGTATTTCAAGATATCATGGAAATGTTTGCACCGCCTATTGATCTTTCTGTAAATGATTGGGCTGAACTAAACAGGTACATTCCTGATGATTATGGGGCGCATCCGGGGAAATGGAGCTGTGAGGGGGCAAGATACCAAATAGAGCCAATGAAAGCCTTCACTGACCCAAACGTAAATAAAATCATTGCCATGTTTGCAGCGCAGACGGGGAAAAGCGAAATATTGTTTAATGTTCTGGGGAGATATATATGCGTAGACCCATGTCCGATACTGTTCGTCCAGCCAACCATTGAAGATGCTAGGGATTGGTCTAAAGAAAGATTTACTCCTACTGTTGAAAAAACAGAAGCGCTTAGAAATCTGATATATAAGCAGAAATCAAGAGCAAGTGACAATACCATTCTAAAGAAAATGTTCCCGGGCGGGTATTTGGCGATGGTAGGGGCAAACGCTCCTTCTGGGCTTGCGAAACGGTCGATTAAATTACTTCTATGTGATGAAGTTGACCGTTTTTCGAAATCAGCCGGTACAGAAGGCGATCCGGTTGATCTGGCTATAAAGCGTACTTCCAACTTCTGGGACCATAAAATAGGGCTATTTTCGACGCCCACAGATGAAGCGAGCCGTATATACAGGGAATACATGTTAGGAAGTCAGGAAGTATGGAAGCATCAGTGCCCGAATTGCGGAGAATACCACTGGATTACATTAGACGATATGCAATATGACTATGACACATTTGAAGTAAAAGGAAGAAATTCATACAATGTAAAAGATGTGAAATGGAAATGCCCCGACTGTGGGTTCGAATTCACAGAAGCGCAAATAAAAGCATCCAACCAAAAATATATTGCAGAGAACCCGGACATAAAAAATGTCCGGTCTTTTCATGTAAATGTGTTTTCGTCCCCATGGGTAAATTGGGAAGATGTGATTGCAGAATACCTTGTAGCTAAAGAATCCCCGGAGAACGTCAAAACGTTTGTCAATACACGATTGGCAGAGGTCTATAAGCCAATAGGGCAATTAAAGGATATAGACGGATTAATGGAACGTAGGGAAGAATATGATGCAGAAGTTCCTGATGGCGTACTTTTCCTCACTGGGGCGGTTGATGTGCAGAACAACCGTCTTGAATATGAAATAGAAGGTTGGGGGAAAGATGAAGAGAACTGGGGAATATGTAAAGGAATAATCATGGGCGTTCCAGACCAAGTGCAGACATGGGACGAACTTGATTCTGTGCTTGACAGAGAATATCACTTTAAAAATGGTACAGCTTTACGAGTAGCACGAACGTTTATTGATTCCGGGGGGTCGTATACAGATGATGTGTATAAATATTGCTACACGAACAGAGCAAAACAAAGATTCGCCATAAAAGGGGCAAGTGAATTCAGCGCTCCCATAATTTTCCGGACAGCTACGGCAAAGAATTACGATAATCTTCTTTTGCTTCTTTTAGGTGTTAGTCAGGGGAAACAGTATATTTTCCAGAGGCTTCACGATAATGTGATTCCCGGACCCGGGTATATTCATTTTCCGTCTAATGACGGGAGAGGATATGATGAGACCTATTTCAAAGGACTACTTGCAGAAGAACTTCAACAAAAGCTTGTAAGAGGCCGTTTAGAGAGCGTATGGGTAAATATAGCCAAAGACCACAGAAATGAGCCATTAGACCTAAAAAACTACAATCTGGCTGCTATGAAGAGTATGAATCCTGACTGGGGAGCATGGGAGGCGTTTATTAATGGTACTAATGCCGAAAAAACAGAAAAAAAAGAAGAAAGGAAAGAAACATATGGGTGTTTCAAGAAAGGAATAGTGATGTAAATGAGTAAAAAAGAAGTACAGGCGCAGAGACTTCAAACATTTCTTGAAGCGGAGCAGAAAGCACTTAAAGCTCAATCGTTTAAAGATGGGAAAGTGGAAATAACAAGGGCAAACCTTAGTTCAATTTCGAGTGGAGTTGATTCTTTGGTGTCTTCTGGGGCCGCCGATGATGATGAATCTCTTGGTGGTGTGCGAAGAGTGGTAATGAGGGATTATTAATATGTCAAAAAAACTGAAAAAAAACAAGGCAAGGATGCCTACAAACGCACCAAAAATTACAAGGCAGTTCTTGAATACGGGATATTCCGAAACAGGTGCTAACTTATTCAAAGGATCTATTTCAAAATGGGTTCCGCAGAGAGCAAGTGCAAAATCAGATATTGATGAAAACCTTTCAGTTCTTCGCGGGAGGTCTTCAAATTTATGGATGGGCGGTTCTGCTATTGCAAGAGCAGCCATTTCAAATTCCAGGCAGAATGTTATAGGTTCAGGGCTTCATGTAAGCCCACGGCCGAAATACAGGCTTTTAGGCATAAGCCCGGAAGCGGCTGAAGAATGGGCGCTGACAGCAAAAGAAGAGTTTGACATGTGGGCGAATAGTACATTCTGCGATTCATATAAAAGAAATAATTTTTATGACATGCAGGACATAGCCTATGTTTCTTATATGGTGGATGGAGATTCATTTGTTGCAATAAAACATGATAATCCAATTCCTTTTATGCCATATACTCTTAGAATTCAGTTATTGGAAGCGACAAGAATATGCAATCCGTATGAATATTCGCAACGAGGGACTTCGTACGGGGTGAACCCTGATACAGGCAATAGAATAATCAGCGGGGTTGAAATTGACGATAATGGATCAGTTGTAGCCTACTGGGTATGCAATAAATATCCGAATGACCATACAGATTATAAAATATTGACGAACTGGGTGAGGGTTCAGGCAGTTGGTAAACAGACAGGATTCCCGAACATACTGCAAATAGGCCACGATGAACGAATAGAACAGTATAGAGGGGTTCCATATTTAGCGCCTGTTATTGAATTAATGAAACAGGTGGGAAGATATACAGATGCGGAGCTGACAACGGCGATTATAAAGTCTTTTTTTACACTTTTTTTCACGCAGTCACAGCCTCATAGCGCAGATTTTCCACTTTCTGGACTGAAAGTAAGCCCGGGAGGAGATCAAGTTGCACCTTCTTCAGTAAATGATTTAAAAAGTGCAGATATAGAGCTTGGGCCGGGCACATTGAATGCGCTTCCTGAAAATTGGGACGTAAAATCAGTTGATGCGAACAAAAACCTTTCAACATTCGAGCCATTCACGAAAGAGCTAATAAAAGAGATAGGGGCCGCATTAGGGCAGCCATATGAAGTGCTTATGAAGGCGTTCAATTCGTCATATACGGCTGGTAGAGCTGCACTTTTACAGGCGTGGGCTGATTTCAGGATGCGTAGAACATGGTTTACGCGTGATTTTTGCCAGCCAATCTATGAAATATGGCTAACAGAAGCGGTTATATCCGGTCGGGTGAAGGCCCCCGGCTTTTTTGATGACCCTTTAAAGCGAAAAGCATGGTGTAATTCGGAATGGTACGGACCTGTTATGGGGATTCTTGACCCTGTAAAAGAAGTTCAGGCAGCAGGAGAACGTGTACTTTATGGTTTCAGTACAAGAGATAAAGAGTGCGCCGAACTCACAGGGACAACATTCTCCGAAAATACAGAGCGGATTTCCATTGAAAACGCAAGGCTGAAAGAAGAAGGACAGCCGGTATATCCTGAAGCAACTCTCAATGAAGAACCGGACAGTAAAACGACTTCTGATACAGAAGAGAAAGGAGACGAAGCATGAGTAAATTCTGGAACTTTGCAGAAAATGAGGGTGGCGTAGACCTTTACATCAAAGGTGTGATTGACGACGACAATAACCAGTGGATGTATGACTGGTTGGGACAGGTTTGCACGTCACCAACAAATTTCAGAAATGAATTAAGCAAATATGCGGGGAAGACTGTGAACGTATGGATAGATTCATATGGTGGGGATGTTTTCGCCGGTACGGGGCTTTATGATGCCTTGATGAACCATAAAAAAACAGGTTCAAAAATAGTGACGAAAGGTGAAAAGGTTTTTTCTGCTGCCACGCTTCCATTTATGGCAGGAGATGTAAGAGAAATGTCTCCAGGAGGAATTTTCATGATGCATAATCCGCTCACCGATGTACAGGGGTATGCATCAGATTTAAGGAAAACAGCGGATGTTCTTGATGTGGTAAAAGAAAGCATTCTGAATGTTTATCAAACAACCACGGGATTACCGAGGGATGTTATTTCTGATCTCATGGATAAAGAAACGCACATGTCACCGCAGGATGCTGTAAAAAACAAAATGGCAACAGCCGTTATTGAATCCCCGGGGAATTCCCCATTAGGGATTTTCAATATTAATAAATTGGCGATCATGAACGCCGCCAATATCTCTAAAAAAGGGATTATAAGAGCTATTGAAAATTTTGATTTATTGCCTAAAGAGGGCAGGGAGGAAGACAACATGGATATTAAGAATGTAGAGGATTTAAAAAAAGCGTTTCCCGATCTGGTAAAGCAGATTGAATCTCCGCAGACAGTGGATGATGCAGTGAAAGCGGAGCGCAAAAGGATTACAGATTTAGACAAAATTGATGATTCGGCTAATGAAGCGCTTCACAAAATTGTGAATCACGCGAAGGAAAACGGGCAGACCGCCGATGAGATTCAGTTTTACGTTGACGCAGTGAAGAATATTTCCACGCCGAGCATTGACGAAATGAAAAAGATAATCAATGACAGCAAAACATCTCACGTTGATGAAATTGAATCGAATCCCAGAAAGCCAATTAGCAACAAAGAAAAGAGTAAGGCGTTTTCTGATCTCATGGCAAATGCCATTAAGAATATTAAAGGAGGCAAATAATCATGGCGGAACTTTTTGGAACAGTAGGCACTAGCGAATTTGAGGATCTTTTTGCGGATGTAAATCCACCGGCGAGAACAAAGAACGTAACAATAGTCAGTGGAGCAGGTTCACTAAAAAGAGGGACTGTTTTAGGGGAAATTACTGTATCTGGCAAATTTACCACAGTAAATTCAGCAAATACGGACGGGAGCCAGACGGGGAACTGCATTTTGGCAGCCGATGTTGATGCTACATCTGCGGATGCTGTTGGAACCGTATTTTTGAGCGGATCTTTTAATGCTTCTAAATTGATTGTAGGCGGTAAAGATACGATCGATAAACATGAAGCGGCTCTTCGCGATCTGAATATTTACGTTGTTCATTCTATTTAATGGAGGTATCTAAATAATGGCAAACTTGATTGACATCACTAATACACAGGCAATGATTCCGGCGTTGGAAGTAAATTATAAACCTTCGCTTTTGTTTACAAGGACTTTTTTCCCAACTCATCAGACATTTGCGACTGAAGAAGTTATTATGGATTACAGAAAAGGAGCCAGAAAGATGGCGCCTTTTGTAGTTCCCGGAAGCGGCGTGAACATGGCACGGTCCGGATTTAAGACAAATAAATACAAACCCCCGATGATTGCACCCCAGAGACCGTTAAACGTTTCTGATCTTGAAAAAAGAGCATTCGGGGAAGATGTATTTTCCACACAGTCTCCGGCAGAAAGAGCAGCATCCATTCTTGCCAAAGATCAGCTGGAATTAACGGATGCCATTGACCGCAGAATCGAATGGATGTGTGTGAATGCGTTGCTCTATGGCACATTTCAGGCGAAAGGGAAGGCCGATGACGGCGGAGACGAAGTCATTGATTCTATTACATTTCAGGACTTCACGCAGAAACAGACACTGACCGGTAATGATATGTGGACCGCGACAGACACCGCTGATATTTACGGGCAGATTAAAGATATCAGAAAAACTATGGTAAGAAACAGCGGGAATGCGCCCACTTTAATGGTTGGTAACAGCACCACAATGCAGTATATCGTTAAGAACAAAAGCCTCCTTAATATTCTGATGATTCCTAACGGCCCGACTATGGCGAATTTCGTAAATATTACGCCGCAGATTATAGGGGATGATATTACCCGCGAGGCGCAGATTACAGGGCTGAACATTCAGGCATACTCCTATGACGGTGTATATGAAGATGATGACGGAACCACAAAAGAGTATCTCCCGGATGGTTATGTTATTTTTAGCCGCCCCAACATCGGAAGCTTGCTTTGTGGAATGATTACACAGCTTGAAAAAGGCACATGGAATAGCTATGCGGGGATTTACGTTCCAAAATTCTGGGATGTTGAAGGCAGTGATGTACAGATGTATCGTATCGCTTCCCGTTCTGTTCCTCTCCCCGCGAATATGGATGATTGGTATGTATTAAAGGCATTTTAAGGAGTGGTATTTATGGCTATTTATGTAAAACGGTTTTCCGTTAAGCACAAAGGAAAAGTATATGGCCCCGGTGATATTATCCGGGGCATTTCTTCTGAAGAAGCCAAAAAGCTTGTAGATGAAAGCCATGGGACAATGGTTATTATCGAGAACGAGCAAAAACAGTCAAAATCAGAAGAAAATATACTTCCGCCTGTAATTCCATCAAAGATAACGAGAGGAAGTAAAAAATGAGCCTTTTAGCTGACTTCGAAGAAGACCTTCAAAGTCAGCTTTTTGATGCGGGTGGTGTTGCAGAGAAGATTATATATAAATCAGCAGGCGGAGAAACGAAAACGGTTCTTGCTGTCATTGAATTGGGTAATCAGAAGATGCCGAACGCTGATGAAAAAAACAGGGCGTATATGGACGCCCTGTTTTCAATTAGGGATTCCGACCTATCTAACCCGCGTTCAGGAGACAAAATCATTTACAACGGTGACACCTATGATTTTTACACAGTGCAGGAACATTCCTCTCTTGGAATTACCATTCTTCGATTTGTAAGAGGAAGGACCGGTGTGACGTTTAAATGAACGTGATGATTGAGTATACCGATTTTGCATCTCCATTCATGGCCGAAGTAATAAAGAATAATCCGAAATGGATTGCGTCTTCTTTGAAGTCAGCTGGGTGGAAAGTATCTAGAGAGATCAAAAAAGGGATGAGGTCAAGAGCCCCAGGAGGTCAACCGTATGCGCCGGCGCACTTAACTAATAAACAAAGAGCGGCGCTTGAAAAAGTGCTTGGCGGAAAAGTTAAGAGGTATTACAGGCCGATGGGAAATTTGATAAATGCTATTGGATACGATAAAACAAACGCCGCGGCCGGAGTAGTAACTGTAGGTTGGCTTTCAAGGTCCGCTGTATATCTTGGCAGTAAACAACAGGAAGGATTTCAAACACCTGTAACGCCAGCAGTTCGAAGAGCATTTGCGGCGGCAGGAATTAAACTTTCCGTGCAAAAGAAGGAATTGGAAGCGCCATCAAGACCTACGTTTTCACCTATGGAATCAATGCTTGAACGAATTGCAAAAGATCAGTTTGAAAGCAAAATCCTTTCTTATGTAAGCGGAAACAGTTCGAGAGGAACAGCGGCTTCAGGAAGGGTATATAAGGTGTACGGACGATGAATATGACACTTCCATTAAATACAATGATTGACAAATGGATAGATATTCTTTCTAATTCGCAGAAAATTAAAGACTTCTGCAATGAAAAATATGGAAAAGATATGAAGATTTTTTCAGGAGGCAATCCGAATGATCCGCCGAAAGAGGAATGTTGTCCATTTCTAATGATATTACCGGGAAGCAAGGAAGAAGGGATTTCACAATCCTCTTTTTTTTATACCGTTTATATCTGCGTTGTGATTCAGCAACCGAATGTAATTTCTGACGGAGAGACAGACACCACTGGTGATTACACAGAATCTAAATTTATTCAATATTCGGGCATTTCTGAAATTTCCGATTTAGGGCAGTTGATTTATGAAGTCCTTCAGAAAAATCTTTCACAATATCCAATTTCGGATTTTACAGAAGATGTTCTTCCGGGAACTATGTTCCCACAATTCGCCGCCAATTTAACGTTCGTAACAGAAATAGAACCATCGATGGGCGAAGAAATTATTTATTAAGGAGGTCTATATGACACAGGCAAAAGGGATGAAAAGTACTACGATTCTTGGATTTGAGAATACCTTCGGGACGCTTCAAACGGAATCAGCCAAACTTTTCAAAATTCCGTTTAATAAAAATCAGCTAACAAGCAAGCAGACGCTTATTACACCGGCAACGATCACGGGGACAAGGAATCCGGTTGTTCCGGGGATGGGACAAATTGCAATTAGCGGGAATATTGAACTCCCCTTGGAAGCAAGAGCGATCGGGTATATTCTGAAGGGATTTTTCGGGAGCCCGACAAGTACACAGGATAAAACAGATGAGACACTTTACCACCATGTATTTAAGGTGGGAGATTCAGAACCTTCTATGTCAATTGAAAAAGGGTTCCCTGATATTTCTGAATTTTATCAGTATGGGGGATGCAAAGTAAGCAAACTTTCTTTTTCAGCAGAAGTAGGAAATAACGAAGCTACGTATACCGCTGATATAGTTGGGAAAAGCGAAAACATGAAGTCAACGTCTTTGAATGCGGCGGCAACACTGATACAGATTGCACGTTTTAACAACTTCAACGCTTCTGTGAAACAGGGGGGTACGGTTCTTGGTACGTGTACAAAAATAACAGTCGATTTAGACGGCGGTCTTGAAACTGACGGATATGTTCTTGACGGTAGCGCAGAAGTTTATGACCTCCCAGAAGGAATTATTTCTGCAAGCGGATCCGTGACTGTCAAATTTAATGATGCGTCTTTGTACAGCCTTGCTGTAGCTGGGACGTCTACGTCTCTTGAACTTGCATATACTTCCGGGAAATTTGGACTTGATATTTTATTCCCCGAAGTCCAGTTCGAACGGCAGGCGCCGGAAATTACAGGTTCTAAGGGGATCACTGCTGACTTCTCCTATCAGGGATTTCATGACAGCAATGCATCCGATTCTGTCGCGGTTGTTACATTAACGAATGACATCGCGTCTTATTAATGGAGGGATTTATGAGCGATATTGACGAAAAAGCAAAAAAGATTGCAGAAGACAGCAGAAAAGCAATTAAGAAAATGATTTCGGATGGCAAACTTCCAGAAGCAAAGCCTTTTACACGTTCTCAAAGAAAAGAACTTGATAAATCAGGGAACAATTTCTTTAAGCCGAAAGCTGGAGAGAAGCGGCAATTCTTCTTATTCCGGGAGGACTGTTCCGATTATATTCTTGATCATTTTTATAAAGATTTTGATTGGGACAGCATACCGAACAATATATGCTTAGCCTTTACTGATTATGTTATGGGATTGACATACAGGGACGAAATAGCCGAAAAAAACTAATTGAAGTGTGGGAGTGGGTTGTTACAAGGTCAAAATATTGTGAAACGATGTGCGGGGGCGTTGGCAGGGGGGATTGTGAACATTGCCCTGACAGGCCCCCAAAACTTATGACAGAAAATCGTGACGCATGGGCCTTGTGGAATGCTTCCTGCACACAATGGAGGGTGTGTTTCGGTGGGATTTATGGAATGGATTTTACAGCCGTAAAAAGTATTGCGGACAGCATGGGAATAACAATGTATCCGTCACTTTTAAGCAAACTAAAACAGCTTGAATCTTATGAACTTGAAAGATTTTCAAAACACGATGGAGGTCGGTGACAATGGCTAAAAATGATGTGCAGATTAATATTATCGGTAAGGATATGGCCACACCGGCCTTTCGCAGTGTTTCTCAAGCTGCCAATACCACATCAAGAGACATTGACAGTTTGGGGAATAGCGCGATAAAAGTTAATACAATTCTACAAAGCATGCTGGGGTTTGCTGTAGCACAGGCGGGTATGGAAGGATTAAGCGATGCTTTTCATGCCAGCATAGGGAACGCACTTGATTATTACAAAACCATGCAGACAGGGCAAATTGCTGTTGCAGGGACTTTGATGTCAGTTGGTTATCTGAATGGGAAACAGATTGAATGGAATCAGTCCCTTCAGATGTCAACGCAGATCATGAAGGATTTGTCAGATCAAGCTATAAGGACGGGCGTTTCAACACAGTCTTTTGTTTCCGTATTCCGTGCTGCTTTGCCGGCCGCCTTGAAATCAGGCATGAATATTCCGCAGTTCGAAGAACTTCTTGGGCCATTGATGACAGAAGGTAAAATGCTTGAATTGCCGGAAGTTTCTCTTGTACGTGACGTATCTGATCTAATGCTAGGGAATAACGCCAATAGAACGAAATTAGCCAATGTTTTAGGCATTACAGATACAGATATAAAGAAAGCACAGTCCGAAAACAAGTTATACGATCTTCTCCATAACCGTTTACAGGGAGAATTGATGTCCAACAAACAGTATCTTGGTACATGGGAAGGCACTACTAACTACATGAAGGAGTCTCTTTCACGTGCAGGAGGTACAGCTGCTGCCCCTTCGTTTGAAAAGATGAAGGAAGATATTCATGATATTGCTGATTCATTAGTTCATGTAAACGCAGAAACAAAAGAAATTACATTGAATCCGGAAGCGCAAAAGATTTTCAAGGAAATCAGTGATGATGCTATTGCTTTTGAAGGGCAACTCCGCTTGATAGGCTCCGATTTCATGAACGTTTTTTCTCCGGCACTGGAAGCCGGGGCTTATGCTGCTGGATTTTTGGCAAGGAACCTTGACACAGTAGCCAGGATTTACGCCGCTTATTTCGTAGCCAGCAAAGTAAAAAAATACTGGGACGATTATCAGAATGGGATCACAGGTGCCGCCAAAGCCAATACGGTTTTTGGAAAATCCGCCGAAAAAGCAAGAGCCGAAATATTAGCGCAGGAAGCAGCATCGGTTCAGGCGCAAAGAGTTGCTAATGCACAGGCGGCGTCCCAAACCGCATCAAAAGTGACCGGGACGGTTGGAACTCATTCTTCCTCCGGGACTGTACAGCAACAGGAATTGGCGAAGTCGACAGCAGCCGCAAACGTAGCATTAAAAGAACAAGCGGTTATTGGCGTGCAAGCTGGAGAAGCAGTGGCCACTGGGTCTGTAGCAGGGAAAACGGCACAGGGAGAACTTGCAGCGCAGACTGTTTATACTACAGAAGCTATGGGGACACAGGCTGAAGCTGCAAGAGCTAATGCTGCACAGAATGTAGCCGGGGCAGCGGCGGTAAAAACAGCACAGGCGGAAACCAACGCCGTTGTGCTTGCAGGGGCAGGAGCGCATGCCACCACAGGAAGAGCCGCGGCTAAAACGGCAGAAACCACAATAACCGGGTTAGCAAAAGCTCAAATCATGCTAAAAGCATCTCTTTCCGGCATTTTGGCTCTTGCTGGTGGGTGGCTTGGCGTTGCAGCAGCCACTGGAATAGCCATATCCGCCTATATGGATTACAGGAACCAACAGCTAAAAGAGGACGTCAAACACACACAATACATAAACGGTCACGTGATGTATGCGGACAAAGATGGGAATTTCTATGAAAAGAAAACAGTAGGCGGATTAGGTTCTCATATTGAAGACACCGTAAAGTTCGACCCCGATCAGGAAACGCAAAAAGCTTACTGGGCGGCAGAAGAAGAAAACAAAAAACAATGGCAAATTGAAGAACAAAATAAAATTTCTTCTATGGTAAAAGAAACATCTGCTGGTATAGAAAAACAGATCGGGGACATTACATATAATCCTAACCTCCCCAATGATGAAGACGAAAAAGCGAAAAAAGCGGCAGATAAAGCGGCACAAGCCCAACAAAAATATGCTAATACCATCCAGTCAAACGCAGATCTTATAGAAAAAGCCAATGAGAAAATGCGTAATATCATAGCCAGCCTTGAAGAACAGCTCATGAACTTTACTGGATCTCAATATGATATAGATATGGCGAGTGCGAAAAAGCAATATCTTTCTAATCTCAAATCCATCAACAATGACAGTGTCACTCTAAAGACAGTAAGCATGAAAACCATGCAGAACATGAGCGGCAGTGGTAACGATATGGTGTCTGTTATTGAACAGGCGGCACAGCAACTTAATTTCGACCCCAAATTGGCACTTGCTATTGCCATGCGTGAATCCGGAGGAGATACATTAGGCGGTATTACCAATGATGCTTATAATAGCAAATCCGGAGCAACAGGAGCGTTTCAGATTCTTGACGGTCAGGATGTGGCAGACGGCAATGGGGGCAGAGTTTCCATCTCTGACCTATATCCAGAGTACAAAACAGACCCAACGGAAAACGCTTTGGCTGGTATCACCATGCTTATTGATAAAATCAATGAAGCCGGGGATACATGGGAAGGTGTAAAAAATTATGGTGAAGGTACTGAAGAATATGTTAAAGCAATTCAGGATAACTATAATGCCATTCAAAGCGGAGTAAATCTTGCTCCAACAGGCAGGAAAAAATATACATCTCCGGATGCACCAAAAGCAATAAATCTGAACGAACAAGTGTATCAGGAAACGATGAACAAAGCCACCAGAGACTGGCTTATTCGGGTTCGAAAGCAGTATTCAGAAACAGCGCAAACCCAGATGGCACTTCCCGGTACAGAAGATCAGGCGGGGCTTATTGAAGAGCAATATAAAGAATCCATTGCAGAAATAAATGATAAAAAACGCGATCTTCTAAAAAGTGTAGGGGGCAGCAGTTCTGATCCGCAAGAAAAAGCACGTGCCGAAGCGCAGGTTCAGGAAGCAGTGAACGCTGAAACACTGAAAGCTGAACACGAAAAAGAACAAAAGCTCCGGTCACTTCGCCAGCAGGAATATGAAGACCAGGTAAGCTACATTGATTCGATTGCTTATCTTGATGATGATTATCAAGCACATACTGATTCACTGCATAAAGCAGAATTAGAATCAATTATTGGGTATGACAGGGAACAGCTTCAAAGTGCAAAACTCACACAGGCAGAAAGAATTGAACTTGAAAAAGACTATGTTGAAAAGAAAAAAGAATATGAAGAGATAGCCAAAAAAGACTTCAATGAAGGTCTTAAATACATGTACAAGCAAATTAAGCTGTACACACAGGATTCCGGAACAGCTTTATCTGACGGATGGAGTACGATAGCCAGTGATATAACAAGCAGTTTTGATAATATGCTGACTGAAAATGAATCTGGGGCGAAACGGCTTGAAAATCTGTATGTAAATATCGGCAATACTATTCTGAATACTATGATGAAGATTATCCTTCAAGGGTTGATAATGAACTCAATTATGAAGGCTTTCGGAATTGACACATCCGGTGACCTTTTATCAACGAATACGACAAAAGCCATTTCCTCATTAAATCTTGGAACAGTTTCTAGCGGGTTTAATTATAAAAGTTCGTACGGAATAGATTATAACGCTTCAGGAGGCTATATAACAGGCCCGGGGACGTCTACTTCAGATAGTATCCCTTCCTATTTATCGAACGGTAAATATGTAGTTAGTGCAAAGGGTGTGCAGAGTGTAGGCACATCTTTTTTAGATGCCATAAATAAAGGATATGTAAAGCGATTCGCCAATGGTGGTGCTGTATCTGGAGGAACTGTTTCTGCCGGCGGTTCAATCCCAAATGTAAAAGTAAATATTGTAAACCAGACGGGAAGCCAGATAAGCGCAGAAAATACGAATGTTTCTGTTGATAGGGACGCTTATGTTATGGGGATCGTTTTGAAGAGCCTGTCAACTAATAAATATGGAAGCCGGTCTGCATTGAAGGGGTTGGTTAAATGAATACTTTTCCTGATATACAAAAACCATCTACTCCATTGAAAATTACGCCAGAAGATACGACTATACGTTCAACAATGGAAGATGGAACAGTTGTTGCAAGACGCAAATTTACGAAGATAAGAAACACTTATGTACTCACATGGGATTATCTTTCGAACGATGATTATGTTACACTCATGGATTTTCTTGAGAATACCATTTATATGGGGGCATTACCGTTTACGTGGACACAGCCAATGACTGGAGAAACGAAAACGGTAATATTTATTTCTATGGAAGATTTTGAAACGAAGCTATATAACAAATGGTCAGGTTCCATCACATTGGAGGACGTATGAATATACTATCCGATATAGCTAAATTTGAAAAAAACAAAATATATACAGACGGAGTATTTGTCATGCTCTTGGAAATAAACATTCCGGATTACGACACAATACGCCTTTGCTATAACAATGAAGATTTGACATGGAACGGCGTTTTATGGCAGACATTCCCTCTTGAAATAGGGGAATCTTCACAGGAACAGGATGGAAGCATACCAAATATAGAAATAAAAGTCTGCAATATCACAAGAGAACTTCAAGGATTCGTTGAAGACACAAACGGTGCCAATAAAGGGAAGATCACTGTTTATGTGGTGAATAGCAAAAACTTGACAAGTACCACACCTGAACTTGAAGAAAAATATGCCATTCAAAAAGCACATTCTGATCAAGAATGGATAACGTTCACCGTTGGTCCTGATTATTCCCCCAATTCCAAAATGCCGCAGGAACGATATCTGAAAAACTGCTGCCGATACTGCTATAAGAGTGTTAGATGCGGATATTCCGGGGATTTGACGGACTGCAATCACACATTGACCGATTGTAAAAAACACGGAAATTCGAAAAGATATGGCGGATTCCCGGGAATCGATCAAGGAGGTATTTATAAATGAATTATTCTGACTTGATAGGTATTCCATTTAAAAACAGAGGGAGAGACATGTCCGGATTTGATTGTTATGGGCTTGTTATAGAAATCTATAGAAGGTATGGCATTAGTCTTCCTGAATATTCAGCGGATTATGACGATGTGGAAAACGTCAGTTGTATGATGCATGGTGAAATGGAAAAAACAAGTGTATGGAAAGAGGTATTTCCTCCGTATCCTGTTCCCTCTATTATAGCTATCAGATTTGCCGCTTCTGCCCCGGTTGTAAATCATGTAGGGGTTTATATAGGGGATGGGAAATTTATCCACATAAGGGAAAAAACAGGTGTTTGCATAGAGAGAATAAACAGCCCGGCATGGAGGAAAGTCATTGCCGGTTTTTATATTTATAAAGGTCAGAAAATATGATTACAATCGTTCTGATAAAGAATCCGTTCAATCCTTCGGACGGCAGGGAAGTTCATCAAATTGAATATGAGGAAGGGAAAAAAGTTTCTGAATATGCTGAAACCTTTTTAACTGACTATGAAAACTATTCTGTTAGGGCAAAAACCTATGTAGTAGACGATAGATATATTCCGAAAGACGGCGACTTTATCGTTATTGCTCCCACAGTTGGACGTCACAAAAATCCATTAGTCATTGTGGCCGCTATTGCACTTTCCGTTGTGTCTATGGGCGTTGGTTCAGTAGCGGCGGGCGGTTCATTCATGTCATTGGGGTCTGGACTAATGGCGGCTACTGGGTGGTCAGCAATTTACGGATATTTAGCGGCGGCCGCTGTTATGGCTTTAGGCGGTTCACTCATTCAAAGAGCGTTCGGAACGGCTGATTTAAATAATTCATCGACTTCTGACCCTACCTATTCATGGAGCGGTATCTCTTCTACCACAGGGCAAGGATACGCTGTTCCTATCACTTATGGAACGGTAAAAAGTGGGGGGCAGATTCTTTCCGAATATGTATTAAATGATAGCGATAAACAGTATTTGTACAGACTGTATTCCGCAGGGCAAGGCCCATTAACAATCAGTGATGTAAAAATTAACAGCAATCCCGCAGGACAATATGAAAAGGTTTATATTGACACAAGAAACGGGACGAATAATCAAGAAGTAATCAAAAATTTCAATGACACTATATCAGAGAAAGCCCTGTCCTATGAACTTGATGACAATGTATGGAGAAGTGATGTAGTAACAGGAACTGCTACAGAAGGGATTATTGTTTCGCTTGAAGCGTCGAATGGACTTTATTACACGAAAGACAACGGCGATTTATCACAAGCATGGGTTGAAGTCGCTATACAGTACAGACCGTACGGTTCTACAAGCGATAATGATTGGATTTCTTTGCTTTCGAACCAGTTTAAAGTCGGAAGCACCACATTTAGCGGTTTAGATATATCTTTATTCTCACAGCAAGGAATATCGGCGGGCACTTATGATGCCGATATTAAAGTAGGCTTTGGGTATATCAAAGCAACGATAGGCGAATGGAGCGGGTACGGGGAATCAGGTTCTATTTCATGCGGCCCATTCACTATAAAAGCCACATTGGCATCAATGGGGGAAAAAACAGGGACGGTTACTGTGGTGGCAGGGAATGCCATCGATTCAGTAAAAATATACGGTTCTCAAACTTCAGCAGTACGTCAAGACTTCAGGATAGATAACGTGCCAGCAGGGGAATATGAAGTCAGAGCCAAAGTTCTTTCGAGAAGTTCGGCAATTACTCTTTCACGTGCGTCAACAAGAATATGGTGGACTGCCTTAGCAGGAATTGTCTATGATGATTTCATTTACCCCGGAATCGCCCTGTTAGGGATGAAAGGGCTTGCCACAGATCAGCTTTCAGGCTCACCGACTATTACTTTTTTGAAGACGAGAGACACTGTTGAAGTCTGGAATCCATACACAATGATGTATGAAGGAAAAGACGCTACGAACCCCGCATGGGCGTCTTATGATTTCATTCATCAATGCTATTTAGTAGAGCGGTTAAATCCATCCACAGGAAAATATGATTATCCTTCCCCCACCTTCACCAGATCCTCCGTAGCCACAGACGCCGAAGGGAATAAGGTAGCATCTAATGTCCCTCGGTTTACGGCAGATGGATTGATGATTGAAGAAGGTACAACAAATATAAAGTCTGACCCATCTTTTACAGCAGGTATTGCAGATTGGGAAAATCAAGCAACTACAATGGAGTGGGACAAGACTATCGGGCGCACCGATAATTATAGTATGCATGTGGTTGGTGGAGGCTCAATGAGCAGGGTATACTTTACCCAGAAAATATCCGCCGGAGAACAATTAGCTTTTTCTTGTTACATAAAAAGTGCTGGAACTCCAAGAGCTCATATGGAGTATGACGGAGGAGATTACTTTTGGAAACAATTTGATGGCAATCATACAAGTGGTGTGGGAAAATGGGAAAGATCGTATGTGGTAGGGGAAGTAGCAACCTCTGATACTGTCGCATTTTGTTTCGTAGATACTATCGATGGCGGTTATGATGCATGGATTGATGATATACAAGTCGAGAAAAAATCCTACGCCACCTCATATATCAATGGTACAAGGGCAGCAGAGGCATTGACTGTACCAGCGTCGGTATTTCCAACAGCAGAAGGGACTTTGGAATTTACAGTTATCCCTAAAGTCATAGCTAATTACAATACTTATTTCCCATTTGCTGGTTCGTGGGGAAATTTTTCTATATTTTTGAATAGTACTTATGGACATGCTTATTGGGATTACGGAAATAGTACCAATAATGGTGATAACTTTGATATTGGTGCTGTAACTGCTAATACTCCTCTGAAGATTAGTCTTTCGTGGTCCGCATCATCAGGAAAACGTATAGCAGTAGTGAACGGAGTAAGTTATACATCCACAGGATGGTCAGTCCCCAATGGCTTAACTTTACCGTCTACTATAAGTCCAATTAGTAATTATAGTTCCGACATAAAGAATATTAGATTCTCAAATACCGCTCACACAGCTGATAAGATGATAGCAGACGCCCAGTTAGGACAACTGCCAGTAGAGAGTGACACTACCTGTTATATGTCGCTTGACCGGACACTATTTGCAGAGGGGAGCGCGATGTAAATGTATCAATATAACAATCAGATTTATGGCACGATAGAGGATGTGAGACAATCCAATACCAATATATC